CTGTGGGACATTTTGGCGGACACCCGCGCCGCCTGGCCGCAGGTAGCCGGCGAGTACATCTGCTGGCAGCATACGGAGTTTCTTTGGTGCCGCGACCGGCTCCGCAACACGGTGGCCTGGCTCCGCGAGAATTGCCCCGTGATGGCCCTCGGCAATCTCCGCCGGCCGGGCGAACCGTCGGCCAAGTCGTCGGCCGAGGATGACCGCAACGCCCGCCGCGAAACGGAACGGATCACCGACCACATCCGCCGCGGCGACTGGGACGCCGCCGCGATCCAGGCTGAAACGCTCCAGACGCTGCCGTGGCTCGGGTGGAAGGACGAGCCGCAACCCAACGACGCACCCGTGTGGGCCGAGGACGTGTTCGTCGCCCGCCGCGACTGGATCGAGACCACGCGATTCCTGGAGCACGGCAAGCCGCAGATTTACCAGGACGTCTACGACCTGATGGGTGCCAGCCTCACCAAGCTGGCCGTGTGGGAGTCGGTGCCCAGCCTGCCGAGGATGCCGCGGGAGGTCCACCGGCAGGTGCACCTGTGGCACCCGCGACGGATGCGTTGCCACGCTCCCGACGTGCGTGATGCGTTCCTGGCCGATCCTGCGCGGTGGAAGGGCACGCTCTACGCCAGCCGGCCACACTGGAAGAAGTTGCTGGCCAGCTACCACGCCGGCAACCGCGACTGGGACGCCACGCACGGATGGCGCCGCGACCCCGGCGGCAGCGTGTACCGCCACGCGATGGATTTCGAGCGTTGGCTGGTCGACGACGACGGCGGCACGGTCCACCGCTACCTCCAGCAGCATCGGCGGATGCAGGAGGTGGCCTGATGGGTGTCATGAGTCGATTGCACGCCGGCCGCAGCAGCCGTCCCTTGGGGCCCGGTGTGGTCGTTTCGCTGCGTGGGGAAAAGGAACTCCTGCGATTGCTTCGCGGGTTGCCGCCCAAGCTCCAACGGAAGGCCCTCCGTCGCGGCGTAACCAAGTCAAGTCGTGTGATTGCTCGTGCGGCAAAGGACCGGCTCGTAGCGCTAAAGGCGGTCGAGACCGGACTGCTGAAAAAGTCGCTCGGCGTGCGAGTCTACACCCTGAAGGACCTTACCGGCGTCGGCTCGGTGATCGGTCCCCGCAAGGGATTTAAGCGGTCCGTGGCGGTCACTGGAAAGCGCGTCAAGAGACTTCGCGCCGCGAAAAAGGGTGTCGAGGGAGACAAATACCGCGACCCGGCCAGATATGCCCACTGGGTCGAACTCGGCACGGTCCACTCCGCCCCCCGGCCGTTCCTGCGATCCGCTCTGATGGCCAACCGGGACATGACCATCGGCACGATCCGCACCGAGGTGCGTGCCGAACTGGCGAAAGCGAGGGCGCGCTGATGGCCAATAGCCTCCTTGCCGCCGTCGCCTACCACCTCGGCCAGCAGTCGGGCGTCACCGACCTGGTGTCGACGCGGATTTACAAGTCGCACATCCCGCAACGGGACAGCTGGCCGGCGATCGTGCTGCACGAGATCGCCCTGGTGCCCGGCTACTACCAGGCCGCCGCCGACGGGATCATCGAGGCCCGCGTGCAGGTCGACTGCTGGGCCACCACGCACAGTTCCGCCGAGTCGATCCGCGAGGCCGTCTACGACGTCACCGCCGGCAAGCCGGCCTCGACGATCGGCCGCAGCGGGTCCACCGTTTCGATCCTCGACATGGAGGTCGAGAACACGGCCGTCGAACAGTTGCCGCCGGACGACGGCGGCCAGGTCGGAGACTTCCGCGGGCGTCTCGACCTGGTGATTAAGTACCGCCGCACCGCGCCCAGCTACTCGTAAGGAGGGGCCACTATGGCACTTGCCAGCTACGTTTCCAAGGGAATCACCGTGACCTTCAGCACGCTCTCGGCGCTGCTGATGGACGTGACTTTCGACGGCGAATCCGCCGACACCGTCGACTGCACACACCAGGCCTCGACCAACGAGTGGCGGGAATTCAAGGCGGGGTTCAAGGACGCCGGCGGGGCCACGCTGGCGTTGCTGTTCGATCCCGACGCCACGATCCCCGACCTGGCCACCAGCGGCACGCTGATCGTCAACTGGCCGACCGGGGCCACGAACCACTACGCGGTGTCGGCGATCCTGGACAACATCGGCGCCGCCGCCCCGCTGGGCGACAAGATGACGATGAGTCTGCACTTCAGGGCCACCGCCGCCAGCAACTGGGCTTCCACCTAAAGGATCGACGATGGGTTGCGAACAGATTTCCCCGGCCGACGACGACCGCCGCGAACCACCGCAGGAGGACGCGGCCCCCGTGCCGTTCTCGCGCGACGAGCTGCTGGACGCCGACGACCTCCCGCTGGAGCGCGTCGACTTCCCGGCCTCGATGCCCGGATGGGGTGGAAGGTGCGTCTACGTGCGCAGTATGACCGCCGGCGAGCGGGACCAGTGGGAGTCGTTCCTCGTCGAACACCAGACGCCCGCCGGGACGCTCAAGAGCGATGCCGTGCGGGCCACGCTCGTGGCGTTGTGCTGTGCCGACGCGGACGGCCGCCTGATGTTTACTACCGAGGACGTGGAGGCGCTGTCCGGCAAGAACGCGGCGGCCCTGAACGTGATCTGTGATCGGGCCCGAGCCCTCAACAAATTGAACGCCGATGACATCGAGGAACTGGCAAAAAACTGACGCGGCGGCCCAACCGGGCCGCGCTGTTCGCCGCCTGCTGGCAGCTGGGGGTGTTGCATCCGGACCAGTTGGGACGCGGCCTGACCGCCTCGCAGTGGGCCGAGTGGCAGGCGTGGCACGCCACGGAGCCGCACGGGGAGGCGCGGGACGACTGGCGATTCGCCTGGCTGGTCAAGCAGATCCTCGGCCTGATGAGCAAGCGAGACCCGACGGCCGACCCGCTGCGAGTGGCTGACGTGGTCGCGGACCTGCGGCGGGAGATGCGGGCCGAAGCGGTCAAGCCGCCGGTCACGGACGAGGAAATCGAGGCGATGTTGGAAGCACGCTCCGAAGCGTTGTGGAATAAGGTCACGCGGGGAATGGATCGAATCCAGTGAGCACGATCGCTAACCTTGCCGTGGGGATCACGGCCAACACGCGGGGCTTTCGGACCGGCATGTCGAAGGCCACCGGGGCGATCAAGGGGTTCGGCCGTTCGATCACTGGCCTGATGGGCTCGCTGACCGGGCTGGGCGGGATGCTCACGGCCGGCGGGATTGTGTACGGGCTCAAGAAAATCACGGATTTGGCCCAGACACAATACGACGCCGAGCGGAAGCTGGCTGCGGTACTCAAGGCCACCGGCGGGGCCGCCGGCTACTCGGCCGCCGAACTCAAGAAGTTTGCCGCCGAGCGGCAGGGCCTGACCAACTTCGGCGACGAGGCCACGATCGCCATGATGGGCGTATTGGCTACGTTCAAGGAGATCAGCGGCCCGATCTTCAAAGAGGCGATGGTAGCGATCCAGGACATGAGCACCGTGGTCGGCCAGGACATGAAAGCCGGCACAATCCAGCTTGGGAAAGCCCTAAACGATCCAATTAAGGGAGTCTCCGCACTGGCGGACGTTGGCGTGTCGTTTACGCAGAGCCAGAGGGACACGATCCGCGTATTGCAGGAGAGCGGCGACATTATGGGCGCCCAGCGGGTGATCCTCGCTGAACTCAAAAGCGAGTTCGGCGGGGCCGCCGAGGCGATGGCCAGCCCGATGACGCAAATGCAGAACGCAATGGGCGATCTCGGCGAGTCAATCGGCCAGCAACTATTGCCGTTCGTTCGCCTGCTGGCCACAGATATGACCAAGACGTTCCAGTCTATCAACTCCGGGGCGGGGACGTCGGCGGGCAACTTCGGCCTGCTGGGAGAGTCGATTATTTCCGTCGCAGACGCTTTGCATCGCGTGTCTGCCGAGGCGCTTCGGCTCTACATCCCGCTAGCAAAACTCGGAGCCTGGAACGAGAGGGTCAGACTCTCCTGGTGGGGCGATGACGAGACTGGCACGCAAAAGAGCTATATCAAGACCCTCGAAAAGCAGATTGTCGACTGGGAGAAAACCCTCCGACGTCTTGACGCGGGCGAGAGCTGGGGCGACACGCTGCGGCAGAGGGCCGCGGAGATCAAGCAGCAGATGGCCTCCGACGTGAACGTCCCCGCTTTCGGCAAACTCCCGCCCGGGGTGTTGGCCGCCGAGATCGCCAAGGCTGGCGACGACGGGGCCTCGCTGATGTCGCGGAGTGCCGGCAGTACCAGGCAGTTCGCCGGCGCCGCGCTGAAGGGGTCCTCGGAAGCCTACTCCGCTGCGCTGCGCCACCGCTACCAGCAGCGGCAGGAGGATTTGGCCAAGAAGCAACTGGCCGAGACCAAGAAACAGACGCAGACGTTCGAGGAATTCCTCGCCGGCTGGAAAGACCAGGCACCCGAATACATCTGGATTTTCTAATGGCCGTCACTGCCGCTTATGAAATCCCCGGTTCAGGAACCCTGCGGAAAGACCGCAACGGAAAAAAGACCTACACCGAGGTCTGGCAGGTGGAGACCGATGACGTCGACGACGGGCCGATCACCGTGTTGGCCTATGCCAGCCTGCCGCAGATCGGCGGCGGTTACTCCAGCGGCAACGACTCCGACTCTTCGGCGGTCGTCGACCAACTCCGCCCGCGGCGCATCCGCGAACAGCCCCGGTTCTGGCAGGTCGAGGTCACCTACGTCTACGACGCCACCTCCTCGGGCTGGTCGGGCGAGGGCGGCAGCCTAACCGCCCGTCTGCCGGAGATCGAGGGGTTCGGGATTCCGTATACGGAGATTGCCGAGGAAGACGTCGACGGCGACGCGATCGCGGCGTCTTGCGGCGTGCCGTTCGACCCGCCCGCCGAGAAGGACGCCAACCGCCACGGGTTCCGCGTGACCCGCTACGTGTCGAGCTGTCCGGCGGGCACGGCGAAAAAGTACCTCACAGGCGGTGGTGCGATCAACACGGATGCGATCTGGGCCGGCAAGCCGTGGGAGGTCGACCCGCTGCACGCCAAAATGCAGAGCTACAGCTACCGTCGGACCGTGGTGGACAATGCATTCGTCTGGCAGGAAACGCTCGAAATCGCGATATCCGATGAACCGTGGACGCTGCTGATTCAGGACCGCAGCCTGTACGAGGCGGTCCACCAGGGCGGGCTGACGGCCTCGGCGATCACCGGCGTCAAACGGATCACCGACGACCAGGGCGTGCCGGTCGACGAACCGCAACTACTGGACGGCAACGGCTACAAGTTGGCGGCCGGTGCCGCCCCCGTGTTCCTGGCCGATCCCGACGGGTTCCACGTGTACCCCGAGCTTCCCTTTGGCCCGCTCAATATCCCTGACCTCGATCCCAACCTGCAATAAGGAAACGCACGATGGCCGACAAAATCAGACTCGGCGGCTCCACGGACACGGTACGCATTCCCGGAGATTGCCGGGTGGAGGGGGATTTCCACGTCGGCGGCACGCCGTCGGGCATCGGCCGCTCGGACCTCACGCAAGACACCTCCCAGGAATACACGCTGCGGCCCGAGGACTGGCGGGTGTGGGACAACATGGCCGCCCTGCTGCCCACGGCGGGAGCAACCGACGACCTGGGGATCGTCGAGGGGACCTTCGGCACCGACAGCCCGAGCTTGCAGACCGAGGATTTAAAAACGGCGGGTGCCACGAACAACTACGCCCGGCGCACGTTTGCGTTGCCGCCGGAGTACGACAGCGGCGAGACGATCGTGGTTCGGCTACACGCCGGGATGCTCACGACCGTGGCGGACACGTCGGCCACGATCGACGTCGAATGCTACCTTTCGGACGAGGAAGCGGGGATCGGATCCGACATCTGTGCCACCGCGGCCCAGTCGATCAACAACCTCGTGCTGGCGGACAAGGATTTCACGATCACCGCCACGGGGCTCGCCGCCGGTGACCTGCTGGACATCCGCATCACCACGGCGATCAACGACGGGGCCAGCGGAACGTCGGTCATCGGGATCGTCGGCGCGGCGAAGATACTGCTGGACATCAAGGGGTGATCGCGTGGCCGACGACCGAGACGCTGGTAAATTCTCGCGCAAGTCGGCCGAGCGGATCGCCTCCTGCGTCCGCTGGTCGGAGGGCCAGCCCCGCGGCACGGGGCGAGGCGAGGGCCGCATCCGCCGCTACCACCCCGCCGAGATCCGCCGCTTCGTGCTCAAGACGGCGCTCGCCCCGACGACCACCCCACCCGGCTCGGCCTCGGCCTACATCGTGCTGTGGGACACGACCAACGAGGATTACACGGTCGACACCGACGACGAAAACCTGGAGTTCACCGTCTACGACGTGACGGGCAACCTCCGCGGCGAGGCCTACGACTCGACCTATTGGAAGCGGCACCTCGGCCGCGCGATCCAGGCCCCGGACAGCGGACACTTCGAGATCATCGCCCTGGCCCACAAGGCGCGGTTCATCGAGTTTTCTGCGACCGAGGCGGTGGATACCACCGACGCCAGCTTCTCCGCCGACGTGGAAGACTACTGGGACGGCTACGACCCCGACCCGACGGACGCGGGGATCACCGTCTACAACCAGGCTGCCAGCTCCGACTACATCTTCGAGTGCGACAACGGCGACATGGGCATCGCCCGCTACGACGAGTGGGACGGCAAATACCGTTG